CTGTGCAGAAGCAGTAAAGGATTGTAATGATGCAGTTGCCTGATTTAAATTACTGATATCAACTACACTACCTGTTGCAACTGTTACATTAAAAGTAGTGTTATTACCCTTTGTAAAAGTAATTACATTACCTGCAGCAGATGCGGTAACCAATAGAGAGCCTGTTGATAATCCAGTTGCCGATGCAGTGAATACATTTAATGCATTCAACGATGTGTTAACTGATTGTGTATATGCTCCAAATGGTATTTCATCAACCATAGAGTCAATCATATTTACATTGAATGCTCTTAGTATTGCGGGTGTAATTAAACCACCATTATTATTGGGGAAGGAATTATTGTTATCAACCTTCAGTGCTACTTTGGTTATTTCAGCCATATCTTTATTTTTATTTAATCTAATATTATGTCAAAACCATCGCTGTAACCATCTGAGAAACCACCACCTTTAGTTCTATTAGCAGATTGAGTTTGTCCTATTCCTTGGTTCATAAGAAAACCCTTACAACATTTTACATCGTAAGTGTTACTATCCAAGCAAATACACCCTTGTCTGCTATTCTTTGGTGATGATAATCCTTTAGTTGGCCCAATATAGATACCCGATTGGTTCTCGCGATTAACTGAGTATCTTAAATTACCATTTCTACTATTGCTCCATTTTCCAGCCATTGGTATCGTTTAATATAATAACAACTAAATTGGAATAAATCGTTATGAACCTTGTTGCTTCTTTAATGCTTCTCTATGTAATAAGTTCTTTAGAGTAGCTTCATCTGATTTGAATGCAAGATATAACAAACACTTTTCTAATGCCTGTTCTGTTACCCAATCTATACGACCATATTGCCCGTCTGCAAGTTCAATAAGCGTTTGGTAATTTCCCCACTTTTTTCCAAAATTAATTTGATGTTGGGTGGCAGTTCCTCCACCTTCAAAGACTTCAGGGTAGCGCTCAACAAGTCCATTAACAAATTTACAAAAAAAAAGAGTGCTCCAAATTGCACATCCATTGTAACTTGTAAAAATAACTTATCATCTATCTCTCCTTTGTATGCTTCAATAGAATACATATCTCCTTTCTTATCTGTAATAGGTCGGTATAGTATTGACATTATCTTAGACCAATTATCATCAATAGTTAATTGTCCAAACTTACTTATATCTACATACGCACCATATGCCATCTGTGATAGGTTAGGTTCAAATCCATACTCCTTGCCGTCTATCTTAATTATTTTCTGCAAGGGATATTCAGTATCATTTATAAATCCTTCCAATGCAATACGAACTGAATTATAATCTTCAATGGATAGTGAGTTAATGTACTCTGCATTCAATCCACATAGATGCGATAACATTAAAGCAGTTTGTGCTTCTTCGTCATCTGCATAGTTACTCATATCCTTTTGTAAAGTTAGATACTTCTTTAAACTTACACTACTCCAATCAGTTGGAATTGTAAGGGTTATTTCCTTGACCATATATTAGTTTTATTATGTTATTTAGTTTCTTTGTCTTTGCTTCTTCGTTATTTAACTTAGCTTGCATCATTATCATTTTTGCCTGTAAATCCTCATTTTGTCTCTGTAAATCCTTAGCGTATAGTATTAGCTCTTTGATTTCCTGCTCATTCCAGAGGTTTTGATTAGTATTTGTATTGTCCAATTGAGATTGCATAACTTCCTTTCTTTTGTGCTTTTTGTGATAGAGACATCATGCATCCGTACCTTGCTGCGTCAATAGCATGGTCTAATCCTCCTTCAGGTCTATCAGTAACATAACCATATTTGTCACTTTCGTATTGGTAGGCATACATCTCATTAATTAAATTCTGTGAGGTTTTAAGTATCTTTATCTTATAGTTCTTCATTACTGATATACCAAAGTTAATACTATCTTTACCTTTCACTACTGGCTTCGTATTGAATCCACTACGATACAACTCTTCTATTAATCTCGGTTCACTACTATCGCACCATATAGTTTGGTTCTTATCTATTTCCAATTTCTGAAATCTATTGATGATGTCATTCGTAACCATACCCGTTTCATAAATGAGCTCCTCCAAATATAATGTGTCACTATTTTTATAGATTGCCACAAGACTAGCGGGGTCATTAGAATAACCAACATCAAACCCAAAGCAGATAAAGTCACCTTCAATATCATCACATAAATCAAATCCAAACACTGCTTTATCATTTGCAGCGTACTCACCTTTACCATATATCTTCCATTTCTTTTCGTTAGTGTATTGTAAGTCCTCAATTGCTTTAATCATTTCTTTAGGTAAGTAAGGATTATCTTTGTAGTTAGTTGTATATCTTTCACACTCTTGCATCTTCCTTAACCAATGATACGGAGATATAGTAGGATTATAAGCTAAAATAATTTTACCTGATGTTCTAATGCTTAATTGGAAATAACTTTCTTCATCCACTTCACTTGCCTCATCAACAAATAGCATGCTAGACTTAATACCACGCAACTTATCTCCATCATCAGTATTAAGAAACTGTATAGTAGAATTAGGAAAGTTATAAAGCCTATCAGTAGTATTCCAATTATCATCATTGTATATGTTTAATCCTTTAAGTATATCTATGAAATCTTTTATCACAGTTCTCTTTAATGATGGTATAGTCTTTCTTACAACTGTAATCGTTTCATTACCTTCTAATGCTTTAACTATTAAAAACTGAATTACTGCATATGTCTTACCACTTCTCGTTCCTCCTATATGGTGTGTAACTCTATGGTTTGCTTCTAATAGATGTTCAAATGTTATGGTTGTATTGATATTAACTTCCACTGCCTGATTTAGTTATGTTAATATTAATTGATTGTATTCTTTGGTCTACCTCTATACTACCTTTCAAATCTATACTTCTCATCTTAGGCATTGCATACTCCATAAGTTTCATTGATAACTCTAATGCTTTAACAGGGTCAGTCTTTTTTAATTCTTCTAAATCCGATTGTATTGTATTCAATGTATTGTTTACTGCACGATTTATAGTTAACCTCATTTGCTCTGTTGTTCTATTCAGTGCACCTTTTGGTCTACCATTTGCATTTATTCTTGTATCTCCTTTTACGAACGCCATTGTATTTTCATTGTATTTTACTACTGTAATAACACCACTTACTTTATTTTGTAGTATATACCTCCCATGCAATACATAATCCAATGGTGAGGATGTATGCAATCAATAGGGGTATTATAGGGTCTATGTCTTTAATCTTCTTCATACATGTCTATTAAATCGTATCCATATCCTTTTACTAATCTGCCTTCACTATCTAAAATAAAAAGTGCTCCTCCTTTCCAATCTCCTTTATGTACTATTTGCTTATCCTTTATCCAGTTCCAATCAAAGTTAAAGTAAACAAACTTATAATCTATATTAGTATTCGTAGTAGTCATGATGGTTTGGATAATCCTTTTGAATAGTTTTTCTACTCTTTGATTGTTTAGCTTCTAATGTTTCTCTATCTCGTCTGTCTAAAATCCACTTTAATATTCCGTTCGCCTCTATCTCTTTTAGTTGTTTCTCATAGTGTTGAGTTATAATATTTCTATCACCTGTCTTTTGAAAATCAATCCATGCTTTCCTTAAGTCTCTTTGTATTCTATGAAATCTTGCACCTGCTTCATTAGTTTTTGTGTCAAATGGATAGTTATCTTTCTTTTTGTATAAAGCTCTCTTCTTTCTTTCAACTATCTTTTGCTTAGCATTCAAACACGCATTACAACTATATCTTGGTTTAAATGTGTGGAATGATACACCACATAACTTACATACTCTTTCCTCTCCTATTGTTCTATTGAATGGTTTCTTAAACATTGAATGGGTTTTCTAATGTGTTTTCTAAATACTTTCTTATCTTCTTAACTGATATAAAGGTTGTACTCTTACTTATACCTATCTTCTTACTTACTTCATCAAGTGTGTCCGATGACATCCAATACAATTCAAATATCTTTGCTTGAGGCCACATTCTTGTTACTTTAAGTTTACCCAATTCATGCATCACTTCTTCGTGTGCAGTTTGCAATCTTAAATCCCATTCTTCATTATAAGGTACATCTTCTTCTTCATCTGGCATTTCTTCTACCAATATAGTCTTATTAAGTTTCTTTACCTTATTCATAAACCTACTATGTAAAAACTTATTACAATAAAATAGGTTGTAGCTATCTCCCCAAAATATCTTTGGATTGCATTTTAAGTGCAAATATTCGTAGAGTTCAGAAACTAAGCATTCGGACTCTTCTCTTTGCTTAGTAATCTTCTTTGCTTCATTAAGTAACCAACCATTAGATTGATTAAATAGATTAGTTAGTCTTTTATTACATTCTAGTTGTAAACTACCTGTAATCATTTACTTATTCTTTATGTAATCATTAAGAAATTCCACTGCTCTTTTCCAATGTGCTCCACTACTTCCACATAAACAAGGACGAGGCTCATTTTCACCTCTTATATGATTGAATGTATTCCAAATGTAATGTGCTTTATCCTCTGGCAATCTAGTAGTAATTTGTTTTAGAGTTCCTTTTAGTTCCTCTAATTGTACTTCTGTTAATTCCATATTACTTTAGAGATTTTAATTTAGGTAATGCAACTTCTTTTGATTGAGGTTGTCCTTGTTGTTTAATAGGATTTTGTAGATTTAAGAATGGTTTTAATGCTTGAATGTTAGGATGGTTGCCTGGAAATCCAATCGCCATACTTGCTAAGATTAAAATCATATCGTTTACCGATGTCATTTTTGACCAGTCTACCATATATACTGATGTCTCATCTATTACTAATTCTTGTTCCTTTGGTACGTCTGCGTAGCTAATTGCCATATTTTATTTATTTATTGTTTTATAATGTTCGTATAAAGAATTAAGTTTATCACTTCTATCGTATTGATGTACTATTGGAAATGCTTCATCACCATTCATTACTTTATTATCTTTTATTTCAAAATCATCTCCTCTTGTTCCAACTTGCAAACATACATCCTTTGATATCTTAATCTTATCCTTTACTAATTCGTTATGTATAATTAAATTCAAACTTGATTGGTCTGTAAAGTGTTGAGTGTTGCCTGCCTGTGATACTAAGTAATTCAATTGTAATAGGTTTTTAACTCCTTCTGCCTTACCTAATATAATTCCCACATTACCTATCTCTTTTGGTTTTATCCATTCCCAATAAGTATCTCCATACCCTTCATGTATATTTTTCTTTCCCCAAGCTTCTTCACCATATGTTAAACATTCTGATGCAACTACAACTTTAATCTTATCATTATTTATTTTGCCTGTAAAAAAGAAATCATAAAGCCAATCAGATGGATTGGTTTGAAATATTACATCTCTAACATCAGTCGTAATTACAAAACGATAATCTTCATTGAATGGATTTTTTTCTAATACATACCACATATCAATTAACCTTTTCATATGTGGGTGTCCTTGTAGTGTTGATGTGACACATCCCCATCCCATTGACTTTAAATACATATGAGTTTCATCTGATAAGTTATAACATATCATTATCTTATCTCCTGTAAATCCACTTTCATGTATTGAGTTTACATATTGTTCTATCTTATCAGGTGTGTAATTTGCACATGCTGATATAATTAAATCTTTTTTCATACTATAATTTTATCATTCCACATTCCCCATCATAATCAGGGTTAGTTAATCTATTTAACCACTGCTTGCGTTCGCAGCAATAACATTTATCATATCCTAATAATTTTGCTATGGCCATTGATATTTTCTCACCATAACCAAATAGAAAAAAATGTATTCCTGCTTCAACCCAATCACCAATCTTAATTGTTTTTAACCATTCTGTATTCATATTCTTGTTGTTTTGTCATTCCTTTATTCCAAGGTGTTTTACCTTTATTTGCATTACTAATTTTAAGTTTAGCTTCTGTTGTCAAATATTTACCTAGTTTGTTTTGCCTTAATTTTTCTTTTGTTATTTCAGATACAATTCTTCCTTTTCCTGCTATTGATAATTTTAATTTAGTTTCATCAGTCAAAATTCTGCCAATGGCTTTTTGTCTTATCTTTTCTTTTGTTTCTTCTGAAACATTTCTACCAATATTACATTTCATTGCCTCTCTCCATTTATCTGAAATTTTACTTAAACCTGTATCCCATGCATGCTGTGAGTTTTCTTTAGGTGTTGCCCATTCTAAATTTTCAACTCTGTCATCTGATTTTATACCATTCAAATGATTTACTTCTGGCTTATTGTTTACATTTGGTATAAATGTTATTGCAATCAATCTAGCTCTTCTAAATGATTTAACTTTACCATCTTTACATAAAGAAACTCTAGCATAATCATTTTCTTTTTTAGTTCTAGGTTTTAATATTTTTTCAGATTTACTTCCGTATCTATGGTCTTTTGGTAATGATTTTATTTCACCATTGGTTGATGCCTGATATAATCCTTTGTATCCTTCTATGTCTTTCCAAACTTCTTTCATTTTATCTTTTTATGTTTAATGATTTACCTGTTTCTTTTACTGCTTGAATAAAACTACTTTCTATATATTCTAATTGTTTTCTATCAATGCCTTCTAATTCTAAAATGGTTTCAAACTTATGATTTTCAATACCATGAATATCAAAACTCTTATGTAATAATGGAAGTGGTTTTCTTTTACCTTGTTTGAATTTTCTATAATGGCCTTTATGTTCAGTTATTCTAGCTTTCAAATACATTTCTGACATTCCAATATATGTTTCACCATTAGGGTTTGTTATTGCATAGATAATACCATTCTTATCAGCTGTTCTATACTTTCTCACATAACCAAGAAGTTTATCCCAATTGTTATTTTGCCACTTCTCATGATGTGTAGGATTGATTTCTGTTCTAAACTTATGATTATCTTTTGAGTTGCAGTTTTTACACTTAGGTTGTAGTTTGTCTTTACTTGAACTAGATTTAGAGAATTGTGTGGTCTCTTTTACTTCACCACATTGTTTACATTGTTTCATAATTGCTATTTTGTTTCTTATATATATTATTTTTCTTTTGCTCACGCAAGATTTTCATCAACTATTTTAGTAATATACGATATTTTTTTGATATTACCAAATAAAAAACCCAGCACGAATAGCAAAAAACGGCTGGGTTATATATGTTAGATAGAACTTCATAGAATTAATGCTTAAAGCGAATGAAGTATTTTTTAATCTATCTTTTGTAATAACACATATTAATTGAAATATAGTTAAATTATTTTACTTTTCCAAATTATTAATTACATCTGCTAACATATCTGCTCTTTCTGATTTATCCATAGATTTTCTTAATTCTTCTTTAGTTATATTATTTGCTGCAGCCTCTGCAAATAATTCTAACTCTTCTATCATAACTTCTATATCATATGGTGTAAAAGTTAATGAACTTAAATAAGTTCCATCTTCCTGATTAATATCAAAATGTATTTGATTTTTACTCCAACTTAATTGTAAAGTTGATTTATCTTCTTTTGTTTCATTTGTGTAAACTCTTGCGTTTGCCATAACTGTTTTGTTTTTATTGTTTATAATTATTTTATCACTAATAATAATCTCTCCCAAAGAGATTATTTTATTTACATGTATAACCAATCTCAGCAAATACTTCTTCTATTGTTTGTGATTGTGTTTTTACTTGTGAACATTCTTGGGAATGTTCTTGAGTTTCTTCTTGTTCTTGTTCTTGTTCTTGTTGTTTTCCTGTGTATATACTATGTGTACAGTCTGTATCTACACTATGTATAGTCATTAGATACTCTATCAATGGAGTATATTGTTTGTCTTTGGGAACTCCTAATAGAGTATTAATGTATTTTTTATCATACAAAGTTTTAATTAATTCTTTATCTTTCACTTCATATAAATCAGTTTCAATACATTTCAACACACTATGTGAAAATGAAAAGTTATGCTTAACCCAATTTACAATTGCAATTTCGTTAGTTCTTTCAGAATATAATATCTTACCATCATTTACAAAGTGAGTAATCAATTCAGTAATTTCTTTAATACTAAATCCGGTTTCAAACGCCATATACTTTTTAGTAATTTCGTAAATGCCTGATTGCTTGGTTTTAGTATTAGTAATCAAATACAGGTAAAACAATTTTTGTTCCTGTGTTAAGTTTTCAACAAATGGGTCAGTCCAAAATGTTGTGTGTAATTTTCTATATGTTGCCATAGCTTATTTAATTAAAAACCCCGTTGAACTATGAAGTTGGATTTCATAATTCTCAGGGGCCTGTTTTGGAATTTCTTCCGTTATCTTTAATATAGTATCCAACACTATATGCTTTTTTGTTTGATATAATGTAATATACGACAAATATATTAAACTACCAAATTATTCAGTATTTTAATTTTACCTACACATATAGTTATCATTATTTCTCAAAAACATAATACAAAAAAATGTAATATGTCAAAGTGAAAAAAGGGTGTTTTTATACATAGTAAAAAATCATAATATAAGGTCAAAATACCCTAAAATCATAAGTTGTTGGTTATCAACGAGTTATGCATAATACCTTTTTTACATACATAATCTATTGGTTATCAACGACTTATATATTAAACTAACAAATATGTGATTTTGTTAGTAAAATATTTGGTAATTCGGGAAATTTGTCGTAACTATGTATATACACCACCCAATAAAGGGAGGATATATATAAAAATTATAATATGACAAAGTTAAGAAAGTGGGAAAAATCCCCAAAGTATGTAGGTAATTATTCAACCGGCGAATTACTAATACATTTAGGTATGGATATAAAAAAGTATGAAAACTTAGATTTATTGTGTTTACCTGATAGATTTGTAGATTTTATTGAAATGACTAATGATTTTCAAAAGGATAAAATTAGTGTAAAAGAATATAATGAGTTTATTGTAGAAACGATTAAATGGTATAAAAATAAATAATATAAAAACAAAAGTTATGACAAACAAACAAAAACATTACGCAATTAGATTTAGTGGATTTTTAAGATATGGTGGTGGAGTATTATGGGAAATATTTAGGCAATTAGAAATTATCAAAGAACAAAACGATATAGGTTTATTCATTCATTCAGTCTATACTGTAGGTGATAATGATAATGATAAAGATGTTGTATTACATTTAATGAATGCAACCGAAGATGATTTGGATATTATAATAAATTATCTTACAAATGATAGTGATGACCATTACAAAAAGTATGGTGATTGCACACCCTTTTTAGTAATTGACAAAGTGAAAGTAACACAAATTAAATAATAATAATATGACACAAAACAAAGTAAAAGAAATCATTAAAAATGAGTTTATTAAAAGACAACGTGACCCTGCTAAAATAAAAGCAGTAGCAAAAGCAGCATCAAAATTTATGAACAAAAATAAAAATGCCCACTCAATTTTAGTAATTGACGCATGTTTACAAATGTGGCATCCTGACCAAGATTTAGATGCATACTTAAAAAGAAATCATTGTCTTTTTTTATAAAAAAATAATATATGAGTAAAGATTTAACATTGGAAAGATTGGCAGAAGCAATCATTAAAACCAAAAAAGAAGTAATGTATCTTAAAACTGAATTAGAGAAAGTTCAGGCGTATTTAAGAGAACAACACAAATTAAAGAAACAATTAAACAACAAACAAACATGGCAACAAAGTATCAAGTAACAGAATTAGACAAAGCGTTACAACAATTCAAAGGACAATCCGAATGGACTGATGAACAACAAAAGGATTGGGAATTAAGAAGAAAAGTAGAAAGTCTTGAAAAACAATTACAAAGAGTAAATAAGAAAAAAGTAGAACTTTATACGGATAATATTTTACTTAAAAGACAAATTGCAGAATTAAAAATCAAAGTGTCAGCTGAATCTATGGCACATATTTGTATGCAAGATGACGCTGATACATACTACATTCAATTAGAAGAGTATCGTAAATTGCAAAGTGAAGTTCATGGTGATATAGAAAAGGTGTGGATGTATGATGCAACCTTAACAAAAGATTTATCTGCATATGAAAAAAGAAAAAGAAGTGAAGCAATAGAAAGAGTATTCTATAAGATTGCAAATCAATGGATAGATTAAAATAGCTTGTGTTTAATAAACACGTTGTTATGATTCGTCATTGTGTCTGCAACAACAAACCCCAGCCGTAAATGGTTGGGGTCTTTTTTTGCGTTTAAGAGACGCTTGGTTACTTTCCGTATACTTTACTCACTTTCTAATTTGAGTGTCTGGAAATAGGTTATACATGGTAAGAACCTAATCCTGATACTAACCTTGTCCTCTACTTGGTTTTGTATCTTTCATTTTAGGGCCTTTACCTTTTATGCCTTTAGCATTACCTTTCTTTTTACTCTTTAGTACCTTTACTTGTGCATTCATTCCTTTTGCCATTATACCTTATTACTCTTTTGTTCTAAATATTTTATCTCTACTCTCAAAGCAGAGACCTCCTCTACTAACTTTAAGATTTGAGCTCTCATTTCGTCCTTTTCATCGGATGCTTGTTGTAGTAATAATTCTAATTTAGTAATTCTACTTTGACAATCATTACGAATAAATCTTTCGTCATCTTCTTTGTGTGATGCTCTTTTTTCAAAGTATCTCCATGCATTCACTCCACCTAATGTAGTTATTGCAGTTATAATGACTGTGTATATGTTTTCCACTATTTTAGTGTATCTACTTTTAATGTATCTACTTTCATTTCAGTTGAGTCAGTTTTCACTTCACTTTTTGGTGTAGTTCCACATCCCCATATACAAAATGCAAGTAATGTTATTGTTGCAAATAATGTAAATATCTTTTGTGTTGTAGTTAATTTTTTCATATTGATTTTCCGTATTTTTCGTTTGATAAATAATTCAACTCAATGGTGAGTGAATTGATTTCTTTTGATAATTGTAAAACTAATTCTCTTAGTTCGTTAATTTGTTTTTGTTGTGCCTCTACTTTCAACTCAATATCATAAAGAGTTGAATTGAATTTATCCTTTCGGAATAAGTGCATCATGTTATTTTATTTTGGTTCTGAAATAGGAACACAGTTAGGGACTTCTCTACCATCCATATCTTTTGTTCCAATTGCTTCGTAACCTGGCCAACAAGCATCTTCTAAACCTGCTGCTTGTAAGTTTATTCCTCTAAACTTTGTATCGTATGCTACTTTTGCCATTACTTTGGCAGTTGTATCTTTTATCTTTGACATCTTATCTTTATCGTATGTGCTTTTACAAACTGCATAAGCCTGTCCTTCTACATCGTATTCACTTGCTATTTCTGAAATACATCTACTGATATACTTCTCTTCTAATTCTGCACCTTCTGGTTTTGGTATTGGCATAATCTTTAATTTATTGTGTAAGTTTTTCCTTCAAACTTAAATGATGAAATATTATCGTATGTTAAAGTTCTCCACCCTTCTATTGTAGTAGGTGCAACTAAATTAACCATACCTTCTTCTGCTTTAGTTTCACTTTGGTCAGAATTACTATAAAACTTTCCCCAATACATTTCATAAGATGCTCTATGTGTTGGTGATATTGCAGTTCTCCATTTTACAAACATAGGATTACCTGCGGTACTTTGTTTAAGCATATTCTTAAACTTAACCATTGATACCGATGGTAAAGCAAATTTTTCAATATTCTTTATGTAAGTATTTTGGTTCATATTACTTTAATGCTGGTGCAACAATTAAATCTTTTTTATCTTTCTTCTTTGCTACTTCACCTGGATAAGATGATGTGATAGATGGTTGTGCTTCGGTTTCAGTTAATAAACCTAATGTTCTTAATTTGTTTCTACTCCAACCCAATGCTGATTTACCACCCCATGCCATATACATAAGATATCCACAACCATCGGTAAATGATTTTGATGTTTCTAAATCACCTTCGTGTCTACTTAAAAATGAATACATTCTCTTTATAGTATCTATTGAGATAGGTTCACCTTTTGCTAATTGGTTAGCTCGTTGCTTCCCAACCGGAGTTCCACAACTACCCCAACCATTATCATTAGCATATTTCAATGCTGCTTTAGCATTTGATTTAACACCATCTGGATAGTCTGAATAACTTTCCATTTCTATTCTTTGACCTTTACCATATCTTTTATCTTTCTTTATAATTGCTTTCAATGTAGATAAAAATACTTCTGCTTCTTGCTCAGTCATATCTTCAATATCTTTTAATAGAATATCTTCTTTAGATGCGTGAATTAAATTATGAGTAAATAATCCTTCTATACTAAATCCTTTTACCTTTCCTGTTTTTACATAGTCTTTCCAAATATTTGGGTCACTAATCTTAAACATTCCCATCCATGTACCTTCTGGTACCGATAATCCATAATTATTTGACTTATCCAACTTACCTTCTTTAATCCAAGACTCAACGAGATGGACACCTTTAATACTCATGTCATGTTCTAATGTTGCTTTATCAGTATACTTTTTCATTAAGTAATTCTGTGCAATCTTCTTAACCGTCTCTTTGGTAAAATACACATGGTATGGTTGTCCCTCTCCGTCTACTCTTAATATTTTCTTTTCAGGTAATAATATTGGCCCTATTAACATTTGTTGCTCGTTATCCGTTGCAGCAAACATTACTTCTTCTTTATCAAAGAAAATAAAATCAGACTCAATTGCAGGACTCTCTACTAAAGAGATTGCAAATACTTCATCTTCATTATCTTCAATTTTTAATTCATACAATTTCATACTGTAATAACAATAAAATTATTAAAAATGGTTATCCTGCACTAAATGTTGCAGCTCTGGAAGTTCTTCTATCTAAAGCTTGAGCAGAAGATATGTCACCTGAAATAACATATGCACGAATAGGTTTTTGTGATGCAGATATAGTTTCTCCTATTTGTTGTGTTGGATTCATACCACCACTAGTTTGTATTTGTGGTGCTGCAGTAGGTGCAACTGTTGGTAATGCCGGTGGTGGTGTTAATGCACCTTCCGCACTTCCACCCGTTCCACCACTTACTTTACTACCTTTACCTGCTGAAAGTATTGCTGCAATTTGTGCTGCAGATGTTACACCGACAGTTGCAATTTGTGCAATACTATTTACCTTTGATGAAATTTTACCTGCAGTTGCTAAACCTACTGCAGCTTTACCTGATGCGATTTGAGCAGCTGCGATACCTTGCATACCTGGTATGAATGCACTTGATATACCCAATGCAATTGTAGCATTACCGGCAGCAATTGCTTTATTATATTCTGCCTGTGCTTGCTTATTATTTAATATTATACTTCCGATAGTTGCAGCTGCGTTGATTGCAACTTGTGCAACACCAAATGCTTTTGCTGCATCTGACCCTTGACCAAATACACTTACCAAAGAACCAAATACATTTGAAATATTAGTACCTAAATCTACCCAAGATTGTGCAATTGCTTGATTTGCTTTGAATGTAAAATCTTGTCTGTCTTCATCTAATTTCTTAATCTGTTCGTATTGCTCGTATTGGTATTTAGCTAAATCATCTGCTTTCTTTTTTGCCTCCTCTGCTTCTTTATCTGCTTTCTCTTTTTCTTTATCTTTATACTTTGTATCAATTTCATCCAATGCATTTTGTTGTGCAAGTTTTAATTGAGTAGTATCATCACCATATTTAGTTGCAAGGAATAATAGATTTGAATAATGTTCTCTTACCTTATATTCTTCAGCTTCTCTTTCAGAAAGTAATTCCATCATTGCTTCTTTCTGACCATCCATCAATTCTTTTAACTCAGCCTCTCTTTGTTCTTTTGCTTTTTGAGCTGCTGCATCTCTATCTTTCTGTTGTTTGTCTAAATTCTCTTTTTGAGTTTTAGTCATTACTTTCTGACCTTTCTCAAATCTTATTACCGCTTCATCGTAGTTATCACTAAAACTGGTTACTGATGATTTAGCATCTTCCCATGCACCTTTGAAATCTCCTTTGAATAATTTTACAACTGCACCACCTAATTTACCTAATGATTGGAATACTGCCGTTACTGCAGAATAAACTACCTTAAATGCTTTTGTTACATAAGGCATTATATTAATTGCCAATTCTATAAATCCATCTATTAAAGGTTCTAATGCACCTAATATACCATTTAATGCCTGTTCAAACATAATAAGGATAGGTTCAAACTTTTTCATTGTCCCTTCAGACTTTGATAAAGCTGCAACCAATCCTCCTAATAAAGAAACGATTAAACCAATACCTGTTGCTTTTAATGCAGCACCGAATGATTGTGTTGAAAGTTTTAGTTTATTTAACCCAGCACCCACTGCACCAATCGGCCCACCTGCACTTTCTAATGCATCAATCCAATCTCCAGCTGCAGTTTTTGCTGCTTTAAGTTTATCTTCCAAATCATCAATCTCTCCTACCAATCTTTTGAAATCGGCGGAACCGGCAGCAGTTTCTTTTAATTGCTTCTTTAATGCTTTCAAATCTGCAATGGAATTAGCAGCGTTGGTTTCTACATCAACTTTTACTTTGATTTTCTTTTCTGCCATAATCTGCGTTTAATGTTTTTACCTATATCTCTAAATGTGTAAGGTATTGCATATTTGCCTTTTGCTATATCTGCGTTTTCACTTACTCCGTAAAATTGATTTGTTTGTAATAAATCTATTATAGTCTTTATCATATTATAATAACATTAAAACCTTTATAAATAAGTGATGGATTATAAATACCTAATCAAGTGCATCAGGTAAAATAGGCCCTAACAATTGTAAAGTACATTCACCTGTTTTTAATGAATAATCGTTTATTGCTCTTAGATGATAATAGTTACCTCTAAAGTTTACAATATCATTCAATTCCATAGTGAAATAATCTTTTAATGGAATGATTGCAGAACAATTTAATAATCTTGTTTTAGGATTATAAAGTAAAGAAATATACTTTTCCCAATAAGTTGTATAAAGACTATCAGTTGGTACTTCTCCATATGATGCTGCTTCATTATTAAAAAGTAATGATAAACTATCTGTTGTAGGAAAACTACCTGATACTACATTATAATTGTCAAAATATGGAAATGAGGTTTGTGCATATGTTACACCACCAAAAGCTGCTGACCCACTTTCAATCCAATATTCTTCACAATCTATCACTCCATTATAAAAATAGATATGTGGTAAAACTCTACTTGGATTATAGTTTTGGTCACTAATAAATGTTGGTATGTATATTGGTATAATTTGGCTCATAATCTATTTTATTTTATCTACTACATAATGCAACTACTACTCCTAATACTCCTGTTGATGAATTTATTTGATATATTAAAGTACCATTACTAAAATAAGTGTATCCAGTTAAAGGTGTAGTTCCGTATTGGTCTCTATATGCAACTTGACCTGATGTTAAACTACCATTAGCAGTAAAGATTTGTATTTGTATTGGTGAACTACAAGCTGATTGTGCCCCACTTGTTGTAAAACGCCAAGTCCCTGCACTATATTGTGTAATAGGAGCAGTAATTCCACCAACACTACCTGATAAACCAGTTCCTGCAATTCTAATTAAAGGGTCAGATGCAAATGTAGTTTTCACATCAAAACTTCCTTGTGAATAGAAATTAGTTGTATCTACATAATATGTTTTACCATATTCTCTATTTGCTCCTTTACTAAATTGTTGTGAAATATAATCTTGGTCTAAAGTATCACCAAAGTTTAATTTATTAACTGCTAAGTTATTTGCAGGTATTACTTCTATTTTATCATCTAAATTTATGTATTTATTAAAATCTTTTACCTCACCTCTTCTATACCAATCATTAAATGTTTCAATTATAAATTCACTTTGATTTGTATTATTAGGATAAATTACTAAATTAAATTTCTTTTGTAATCCCAATATAAAATCAATCTGCTTAATACCTGTTGTACCATACGGCATATTAGAAGGAATATCCATTACCCTACCATCTGCTGCCTGTTTAACTTCTTTAATTTCTATAAAAGATTTAGTTGTTCCTTGTGGGTCTAATGTGACAAGTGGCAAACTACCTGTTGCTGCATTTGGTGATTGTCTCAATTGAAAATAATAATTACCTGCTGGTATACTATTAAGCTTAAACTCACTTGCTAACTCATATGTTGTATTGATACCACCCGTTCTACTTTGTTGTAATTGGTCAAAGAAAAATATATAAGATTGAATTGCTTGAGTTGAATAAGGAGTTGAACTACCTGTTTCTAATAAACGAATTTGCCATGTTCCATTTGCAGAAAGTGTACCTGGCATATTATTTACCGAGCAACTTACATTTATATTTATGTTTAATGCACCTTTTAAGTTAGTCATGTTATCTACCCTATATGCACCATTTGTATAAAAGTTTTGTGGGTCAGAAAATTCATTATACCAAGGTAAAGTTGTCCAACTACCAGATGCTAAATTTATGTCTGTCATACCACTACCTGATATTGCACCTACTTTTATTTTACCATAAGTTTCCAAATCAATACCACTATATTCAGGATATTTTAATGAATTATTACAAACCATATAAACATCATCTATAAACGCTTGGTTCATAAAAGAAGAAGTATATGTATAACCTGCTTCTGAAAAGATTGCATCTAATACAGGTTTAATTCTAATTGCAGGTTTGAAGTTTTGAACACACAATGCACCATCTTGGTCATCTAGTCCAAATAATTCATATTGACCTTGTGTAAATTGGTATCCACTACCATAATCTGCAAGTGGATAAACTATATCTCCACTAAATAAATTACCACTCCAACTTGCTGAAATATTATCAAGTGAAGATGTGTGGTTGTATATAGATAAAGATGATAAATCTGTTAAGTATAATCTATTTGTATCTCTAGCAAAAGATGATAGAGTACCATATAAAGTAATCTCATAACTCTCAATAAATTTGTTTGCAATTACATTTACTTTATTCAATTGTATATAACCATCAATAAGATATACTGAGTCAAAATCAATATATGCAGGAACCTTTATATTGGTTGCAAACAAAAATGGATTATCAACACTAATATCGTATACATGTTCAAAGAATGCATTATTAACCTTTGTTCCAGGTACGGATATTTGACGAGTGAATGTTGCAGGTAAAACTCCTATATCAAATAGCCCTGTTACATTATTAGATAGTTTTATATCCTCATCATCAAATATGTCTAACTGCGTTCCATCTGCTATTAGCCTGAATGTGAACGCTTGCGTGCTAATTATACCGGCCATACTAAATTAAATTTAATTTTCTTAATCTCCACCATTCTTTTATTCGTTCACTTTGTTCTTTTCTATATTCATCACTTTTATTACCTGCTGCAGACAATCTTCTTTTTTCCTTTTCTTCATCACTTTGTTTTCTTCCAGAATTTGCTAAAGATATCTTTTCTTTAGTTAATTGTGAATGTTGTATTCCATCATTCCAAGGTATACTTCCTTTTTTCCATCTACTATGACTTTTAGATGCATTTATAACTGATTGCTTATATTCTATTTTACTAAATTTTTCAATTAAACCATATTCTTCTTGTAATTCAATTTCTCTTTTAGATGCTATATCAATATCCGTATGAGTTTCAAGTATTTCATATTGTGTAAAGCCTTGTTCTCTCATTCTTCTTGTCAAATTCTTTGTACATCCTATTTTAACTCCTGGTATGTGATATAGTGTAAACATTTTTATTTTTAAGATACGAATAATTTTTTGATTTACCAAATTAGTCCTACATGATTAACTTGTAGGGCTGACCATATTGGAACTCAAATTGATATTGAATTAGTTTATCTACTGCTCCCGTTTTAAATAAAATGTTATTAGATACAATAGTCATAGGTCTTAATGCACCTGTACTTTCATTATAAATCCAATAAATCTCATCACTTACTAATAATTGTTTTAAGATATCATTATAACTTTCAGGCAACCAAAATGTATTTACTGATAAACCTTGTTTACTATCTACAATATATGCAGAATTTCCAGTATCATAATTTTGATATGATAATGTGGAAGCTTCCCAAGTACCTAATTGTGGTTGATAAGTTTTTCTTTCAGTTTGGAATGTTTGTCTACTAACCATATAAAAGTTTAACCAATCAAATTGTCCAAAACGATTTTTCCACTTTATTCTTACATTTGGATACTTTTGTTCACAATCAATATTATATCTTATTGGTAATCCTAAAGCAGATGCACCATTAAAAGGTTGTACTGTAAAATAAGTTAATCCTGTTGTTGAAATAGGGAAACCACTTTGTGATGGCCCTATTGGATATTGTTGTACTTGTCCAGAAGAACTAACATTTGCTGTTAATGTATAATCTGCAGTACCTGTATTACCTGTATAAACTATTTTAGTTGGTGTTGTTGCACCAATATTTCCACCATATACTCCACTTACACCTCTATTATCTAAAAATGCTGATTGTGTTGCAGGCCCATCAGTTAATAATGGCCAGTAAGTAGTAGTAGTTTGTATTTGTTGTCCAATACTTTCAGGAAATATTCCATATCCATCTACTGCTTTATATGTTGCAGATTTTAAGTGTGAGCCAGTTACATATGTTGTTCCACTATAATATTGCCAATAGAAATCTACTGCAAAGTAAACTACATTTGAAGTATTAGCTTGTGCGTAATCTGTAAGTGTTGAATTGATTATTCTATTCAAATCAAATAAACCTACACCTGTTGTATTTGGGAATTTTGTGATTGTATAATCTGCTGCTGACGAAGATGCATTCGGGCCACCTTGCCAATAATATAAATCACCTACATATTGAAATGAAGATGATGTTAGTGTAGCAGTATTACTCTCACTAAGAGAAAATATAATTGGTGATTGTGCAAATGAACAACTTGCTGGAGTCTGTAATAATGATAAAGCCATTATGTATATCGTTTAATATAATAACCACCTTTTCAATAAAAGTATGTGATACTAATACTCAGCTTCCATTTTGTCCAACTCTGCTGCTATGTTTCCAATTACCATTTTATCAACCATATCCTCATAGTATTGGTTTAACATTGACTCAACGGTTGGGTCATTTAATGCATTATCTGCAAATGGTCTTGCTGCCATTTTAGATGTACCATCGTTTACAAATTGTCCGTATTCGGCTCCTGCAGGTGCATAGTCTAATTCAATTTCAAAAGAATAACTATCCTTTGTCTTTATCTCCTTTACCATTTTGTTAGGAGTATTTGCAGACTTAACTTTACGAAGTAAATTACCTGTATCAATTGCACGGGTAGGTTGTCTTTGTAAGTTTAGTTGTGCTAAAGAACTAATCTGTTTTGCTATGTCTTGTAATGATGGCATATTATTTATCCAAATGAAAATGTACCGGATGTTGTGAATGAATGGTATACATATGAGCCTGATACTGTAATTGTACCACCAGTTGCGTTGATAATAGAACCGCTAGTGTATCTTAACTTAACAATACCAGAACCACCTGCACTAGCAGAGAATTCGGTTGTATTTACACCTCCACCTCCACCACCACCTGTGTTAACTGCTCCGGTTATTGCATTCCTTGATAACTCCTGTGCGCCATCACCTCCACCACCGCGGCCGCCACGGCCGCCACGATATTCAAATGTGATACCAGCATAAGAACCACCACCACCTCCGGCGTAATAATTTCCATCAACCCATTGCGAACCAGACCCACCATCTCCAGCAAAATTTGCAGAAGAAGTTGTAAATATACTTTCACCATTTTGAGATGCTCCACCACCACCGCCGGCTGAAAGATTACTTCCTTGAGTTGTTAAACCAGACCCACCATCATTTCCTTGACCAAATGTTCCTATTGAGCCTGAAATACTGAAAGTATTTGAATAAGAGCTTCCACCACCACCAGAACCACCAACACTACCTGTTGCAAAGGAGCCTGAACCATATCCACCAAATCCACCACCCAAAGCAGTAAAATTAAATATAGAAGAACTTTGACCATTAGTATCAACAGCTCCACCACTTCCAACTGAAACTGAATAAGAACCACTAGATTTGATTATAGACCCGGATAATAATCCTCCAGCTCCACCACCTGCACCAGTTGTACTTCCACCTCCACCCCCACCACCTACAATTAAGTAGTTAAAAGTTCCAATTTTCCCCAGACAAGTATCACAATCTATAAATGTAGATGATGTTACAACATTTGTATATGTAGGAGTAATTAGTGTATTTTGAAAAGAATTAAGAACACTCCAACAACTACCGGTTAATCCAGCACCAACTGCTTTAAACACAGTTCCTTGTGCTATTGTTGTAGTTCCTGGCAATGACATACTTGCAGTTACACTTGATGAACAATTCTGTATAGTATAATATGTTGGAGTAATATCTGTTCTACTTATAATATAATATGTAGCTGCAGTATTACCACCGGTTTGTCTTTGCCAAATAGGGCCAAAACCTTCAATACTTGATGAAACTCCTGCACAAAAATTAAAAGTTCCTTTTGTATAAGCAGCATCTGATGTTATAGACCCGTTAGGAGTTGTTAATACTGCGAGTGTTAATGGTGTAGCTGCCGATGGCCACGGTGCATCTTGGCATGCTTGAGAACCAATTGTATATCTCCATTTTTTTGTACAATCATAACAATAATACAATTGTTCACCAGCTGAACTAGTTATATAATAATTTCTTGTTTGGTTTTGACCCTCAGTACCCCAAAAAGCAGTTGCTGGATTTGATATACCAGATGGTGGTTCTATACCATTTGCATTATAACCTTGACCATTATTTAATGTTATATTTGTAATAAAAGTACCTAAGCCTTGATAGTTTTCACCTACAACATCATTAGTAAATTGATTTAAAGTTACAGTTATTCTACCTCTTCCACCTGTATTTATATTGGTTGTGCCGAAGCTAGCCATTTTATAAGCATTATAACCAGAAGGACATCCATTTGGACTTGTACTAAAAAGAGATGGTATATACATAATTAAACAAATTGATTTGCTCTACTATAATATAAACTTGCAGTATCAAATGATAAAAAAGTTAAAATATCAACTGCATTTGCAGATGGTGTAGCATTATATTGAAATCCAGTTGGGTATTTAACATTAGATGGGAATTGTATAGTTCCTCCTCCACCTGAAGCTTGTGTTACTCTTAATGTGACAGTTTCACCTGGTTGAATATTTGTTGGTTCAATTCTACATGGACTACTTGCACTTAAAGCGACAGTAAAGAAATTACCTAAACTTAAATCCATACTTGAAGTCGTTGTAATAATTGTTAATGGAACAACTTGTCCTCTGACAGAGCCACTAAATATTGAATTACCAATTACACTTAATTCAGTTGCAGCAGATGATGAAATTATTAAACTACCTGTTATAATTTGATTACCTACAAATGTAGTTGAACCACTAACATTTACCGAACCGGTTATAGTTTGATTTCCTATAAAGTTATTACTTCCAGTCGTTGCATAACTTCCTGTAAATGATGAAAGTGTATTTATTCTATCAGTTAAACCTGTTGTTGTTGTTGCAACACTTTGGCTATAAGATTGTGTATATGCATTAAATGAAGAAGTAAATAACTTTTGATTTATTTGATTTTGTAAGAACGATGCAGTTTGTGTTAATTGTATTTCAGTTACAAATGTAGTTTGCAAAGAAGAACTCCAATTCTCTAATTCATCTAATCTTAAATCAACAGATGTACTAAAAGGCCCTTCTAAGAAATCCAATCTACTATCTACTGATGCTGAATATATAGTTACATTTCCAACTCCAGCTAATGTAGATGAACTCATCTCACCAGTTGCTTTTAAGCTACCAATAAAACTACCAGTTCCACCAAATGCTCCACTACCCAATACATTTAAGTTGCCTGTAATACCCATAGAACCGGTCAAAGAACTGCTTCCTGACATTATAATTGTTCCGTTGAGTGTTTGTGTATCTGAAGTGCTATCTCCCAAAATATTAGACCCTGATGAGAATATGACAGAACTACTTTCTATGGTAGTTATTATCTCATATGCATTAATTGTTCCACTAACTACTAAATTATTTGTTAGGAACATATTAGATGCAGTAATATTGTTTGATACATTTAAACTTCCAGTCAATCTTGTGCTACCACTTACTTCCAAATTACCATTAACTCTAACATTATCATTTACAGTTACTTTACCTTCAATGTCAAAAGTACCACTAATAATTAAGTTTCCATCAACATCTAAATTTTGATTAACACTTAAATTTTTATCTACTATTACAGATTGGGAGAAAAACATATCTCCTGATGATGATATTGCAAATCCTGCATTATATCCTAAACCATCTTGTACAGTCACATACCCTGTTGTTGCAGGTGCACCTACTGGAAAAAATGAAGTATCAGTCCCTAAGTGTAATATGGATTGATACGATTGAGAAACATATAAATTACTTAAACTACCCATTTTATTATTATTTTATTTTATTCAAATTGCCACTTTCTAAATGCAACATCAGTTCCTTGTCCCCATTTCTCCGGTGTTGTTGACCATACTTTAGGATTTATCCATAAAATACAATTAGCACAATTAACATAATTTTCGTATGGTAATGGTAAAACTTGTAAGTTTACAAAATCAAAATCATCCTCACCTTCAAATGTTCCATCTACTGTGAAACATCTTAATCCTGTATAATTTTCCGTTGATGGTGTCCAAACTGGAAAAGTTTTTGTTGAGAAAACTTGTCCTTGTATTACAGGCTGTTGTATTACTGCTTTATATTCACCACCTATTACACACTCATCAATTATATACCCACTACCCGACGGATTAATTAAAAAAAAAAGACAACGATTTTTATCATTGTGGGTCGTTAACTCAAAGGTTGCAACCCATCCGGCCAATCCATTATTAAATTGGTCAGAGAATGCAGAACAATTTATGTCTCCGTTTATCTCAAACCCAGCAACTCCTCTTTGTGTATATGAAGTTAAATCATTTAAGATACCTAATGTGTTTGCATGAATATCTACTACATCATCTACTCCATAAAACGGAACAGTCTGTGCATTAGTTCTATCATCACTTTCGTTATTCTTATTTTTAATCTTATCAGCAACCGTCAATTGAATTGTATAGTTGGTAATGTTACTACCAAAATTACTTTCAGTTATTAAAATATTTCCTAATGGATATGATGGAAACTGGTCTACATCTATTTTTGTGATATCACCTTGTGTTACCGCATTGATAGATGGATGGTTACTCATTATTGTTTTGAAATAATTCAAAGCATTGTAATAGAGAGTATAGTTTACACCTGTATTATGAACGATTTGTTGAGCCATAGTTTATTATAATTGTATACCGCCGAAGTATTGATTACTTTGGTCAGGATATATTTGAGTTTGGTTACCAACTGTTTGTAAGTATTGAGGTATATTTTGAGAATATGAAATTAAGTAATTCTGTAATCTCAATGCGTAATAATCTGCGTTGTTTAGAGCTTTGTTTAAAAGATAATCAATTTCAGATTTAGCAGGTGCTATACCTTGTTCACTTTGTTGTTTAACTGCTCCATTTGATTTAAATTGAACTGAACTAAATGGAATGTATTCAACACATGCATACCACAATAAAGTATATTTAATATGGTCATCCATCAAGTCCTGATAATAAGAACTAAGTGAACCAAATGTGTTTGCAGTGATTTGTGCTTGTAAGTAATCAAATAGGACAGTTCCTAATAAATTCTTTAAGTATTTATCTTGTGCAGTTCTTACAAACGGTAATAAAGCATCTGCATCTATTGCACCTTGCAATGGAGAGTTCTTTATAATATCGTTTCTATTTATGAATAATGCGTATGACATAATTATTTTTTATATATTTCGTATTGTGAGTTATTTACTTCCAACATTGAAAACTTTTCGTTTGGTATTGGTTCTAATGGAGTTTCATCCTTTGTATCTTCTGTTGTTGCAGGATTTTCCATACTATCATTAGTTTCATCTTCTACTTGTCCTATTGTTTTACCAGTTTCTTCTGCTGTTTGAGAAAGAATTACCAATGGAGTTAATTGTTCAAAGTATAATTCAGCTTCAGAATATCCACCACAAGTTAATGCGTAATCTAAACTATTTAAGATAATGTTTTGGAAAGGTGCAATAGTCATTGTTTGTAAAATACTAAATGCAGTTTTCATTTCCTCTGATTGTGAACTAAAACCATTGTTCTTTGTTCTGATACCAAATAATAAAGGACTAGTTACTCTATGTGCAACTAATATTCTATCTTGTGTGTATTCTGCAACATAGTCGTATTTCTCATGTAAGTTTGTGATATCAATTACATCAATTGTTGGTTTAGTAGCAGGGTCATCGTTAAATGATAACATAAATCTACCTGCGTTATCCGTACCTGTGAATTTAGCTTGTACTAAATCTTCAATAGTTTGTCTTTCTTCAGGTGCAGGAACTCCATTATTAAAGTTTAACATTACTGCCGGTAAGAAACCATTAACAATATTATTAAAATGTAAATTACTTATCTCACCTTCAGCCATTGCTAATTGTAAAGCAGAAACCCAATCTGGTAAAGAGTAGTAATACAAACCTGGACAATAATGTTTAATGTAAAGTATTTCCATTTTCTCATTAGAAGTCTCAAATGCAGGTATTTTCTTTTTATCTCTTACCTTTCTCATATCATTCCAATCAGTACAATAGTAATAATTTTCAATCATTGGTGATGAACCTAACTTCTCTGCTCTTAATAATTGAACAGGTACATGGTACATCTTTTTAATCTTAGTATGTGTTTCATCCCAATAAACTTGGAATGCAGCATTACCATATAATTTCAAATCAAATGATACTCTCTTAACTTCCTCTTGTGGAATTATTTTCTGTAAAGTTTCATTGAATATTTCATTCTTAGAATATAATCCTTTACCAAATATTAAATCAGCAATACCCTCAATAGATGCTGCATTAGTTGTACTAACATTGAAAGCAGTAGTAACTGCATCAAAGAAATCATCATTACCATACACACCAAATGGAACGAATGGATAACGAGTTTTAGTATCTTCCTGTATAATTGGAAGAGAATTATTATTTACATTTACAATTGAGAATTTTTGTTGTCCTTTCATATTAATCCATTATAATATATTTGTTCTCACTATCGTGGGAAACATATTGTGTGATTTGATTTTCGTATACTGATTTGTCTATTGATTGAGATGCATATACTTGCCAACTACCATTCCAAATGTCAATTGAAGCACTACCTGATTGGTTGTATAAAGTTGCACGATACTCACTTCCTACACTTGCACTTTGTATACTTGCAGTGAATGCAAGAATACTTTCGTATGCAGAATAACTTACATTACTCATAGATGCAGTAAATGTATTTAATCCCATCATATCTTGCAAACTCATTGTAAACTGATTACTACCAGTTACCTGTGTTCTTATTGTGTATGAGTTAGATTGAGATATGTAATAGCTTAGCATTATCTTGTGTTTATAATATAATAACAACTAATTTTGTAATAATAGTTAAATAAAAAAACCCCACTCCAAAGAGTAGGGTTAATATTTTTTAGTGTTTATACCGAATGATGTTATGCAGATGCTCCGTAAACTACTGTGTAGTTTGCAGTTAATCCACCTAATGCATTTGTAGTTGTACTTCCAGATAAGAATTGAGCAGGGAATTGTTCCATAGCTGTGAAAGTCAAAGAGTATCCGTAAAGGTCTCCTAAAGCTCCACCAGTTTGAATTGTTCCACCAGTCATGTCTGCACCTTCTTTTTTACCTACTAAGAATGCATCACCATTGTTAGTCCAAACGATGATTTGAGGTCTACCATAAGCCATAAGCTTTAATTGAGTAGTCATTTCGTTTGTTAACTTCTTTAAGTTTAGAGTTAATTCTTGTGAAAAGAATGTAGTTCCGTTCTCTCTTGAAGTATTGACAGTTTCAGTATATGCACTAGTTCCTTTCAATTCGTAGTAATACAAAATTGAGCCAGATGGAACACCTGTCAACAATCCCATTGGAGTTGATGTTTGAGCTGATGTTTCTGCGAAAGAACCGGTCGCGTAATTGATAAAGTAAACACCCTGTAAACCACCGATGCTTTCTTTACATACTTCGTTTCTTCCTAGAGTTAATGAACAAGGCATATATTAATTTTTTAGTTTTGTTATTAAAAAAGGTGGGTGTTGAGACCCACCCTTTAATTAGTTTTTATTAGTAAGCTCCGTAGTATACGATGTCTTGACCAATACCGAATTGAGTACCACCTGTGTATCTCATTACAATTCTGTAATTTTGAGAACCATCAATGTTAGCCATATCCAATACTTTTACTTCATTGTAGTCAGATAATAAACCTGTTCCGAAGAATAAGTTTGATTTTTGAGCTGCAACAATCTTAGAAGAAGTCATACCTGGACACCATACGATTTCAATACCATTGAAGTTGAAAGGTTTTTCACCCACGTTCATTTGGTTGTTCCATCCGTTTGCACCGATAGCACCACCTGCTAAAGCTTGTTGGTATGCTTTAGCTACATCAGTAGCAACATATAACAATACATCAGGCTTACCATAAACTGTATCAGGGATAGTGTTTACAACTGAATTTAATTTGTCAATTACATTTGCAGAAGTTACACTTCCAGAAATTACGATTGAACCACTCTTAGCTGCTAATACTGCTGTTGCACCACCTGCTGCAATAGATGCAGAGAATGCTGTTTGGAAACCACCGAATTGTCCGTTAGTTGAGTTAACACCTTTCCAGATTGACTCTTCAGTTGCTTCTGCTACTTTACCACCTACATAAGAGATTAAGAAATCGTTGAAGTTCTTTGGAATTTCATCAAATGCAGAGAAACCTAATTGTAAAGCTTCCCAGCTATCTACGAATTCTTGCTTACATAATAGTAAGTTAACTTGTAACTCTTTTGGAGTTAAAACTTGTTCAGTAATAGCAACGCTACCTGAAGTTACGAAATCACATGATGCATCTTGTGTGATACCACTCACGTCTAATTTTTGGATTACAGATTTGAACTTCACGTTTGGCATGATAGTTACAAGTTTCTTATCCAAAGTGTTTGCACTTAACAACGCTGCTGCGATGTATCCTGCTGCTGCTTCACCTGCGTAGGTAGAAGTGATAGTAGGCAATGCGAAATTTTGTCTTGCTTTCATTTTTTTAATTTAAATGATTGTTATTAATTTATTTATAAAGTTTAGATAAGAAAGAAGATTGTGCATCTTTTGATTTCTTACCATAATTTTTTCTATTTGTTTCAGATGCGAATTTTAAAGCTTCTTCTGTTGGAGCACCATCTAATTTAGGTAACTCTTCTTCATCTTCACTAGCCATTGCAACTTCCTCATCAACTGTTTGGTCAACTGGAGGCATCATAGCTTCTTCCATTTTCATCATCTTTTTTTCCATCTCTTCAATTCTGTAAGCCATTTCTTCTAATTTCTTACCTAATTCAATTTCAATTTCAGGTTTCTCATCTTCAGGCTTTAATTCAGCTTCAGCATCTTCTGGTAGAGTATCTACACTATCAGTTTCTTCTGCTGCTTTCAAAGTTCCTTTTTCAATTTGACCTGGTACTTCTGGCATCTTGTCATCTTCAGTATAAGTTCCTGCTTGAGGAATATCTTTTACTTTTTCATCAGACATTTCTACATTCTCTCTTTCAACAATTTTACCTGCTTCAGATTTTACTTTTAATAAAGTTTCATTACCTTCTGTATCTTTCAACATTAAGTCGTGCATACCGTCTGGTGCTGGAGTTTTAGTTCCATCTTCTGAAACTACGAATAGGTCTTCGCCTACATCAAATGTTGCAGACTCAACTATTGTTCCATCTGCTAATTTTGCATAAGTTAATTCAACTTCATTTGCTGATAAAAACTCAACAATCTTATTTAATACTTTTTTTGCGTTCATATATTTTTAGTTTATATTGTAATAACAACTATTTTTTGATTTATAGTTATTTTTATTGATTGATTATTATTTCGTTTAAAGAAGCACCCATAAATTCTTCTATGGTATGTGTTGGTTCTACATTTACTTCTACATATTCCCAATTTCTATTTTGGATATGTCCTAAATATTCTTGTGAGATTATCATCTCTATTCCGTTTGCTGTTAGTTTATAGTTGTTCATTATCTTGCATTAAAGATATTATAATTTTGAGTAATATTAGCACCACTCAATACAGATGGATATACCAACCATGCTACTAATTGACCACTACCTTCATATCCAATCTTTACAGTTTGATTTGTTGGAGTAAATAAAGTTCTATTTATTCCATTATTTTGTGAATTAACAGATGTTGTATTTACATAATATTGAGAGTTGTTTGTACCATCATTAGTTCCTGAAAAGAATGTAAATATATTTTGAATATTAGTTCCTGCATTAGCATCATTATAAGCTCCACCACCAGAAGTACCAGCTGCACCACCCCAATATTGTTGATACACACCACTAGATAACGGCCATCCTGTATCAATTGCTAATATCATACCATTATTATTTGCTTGTCCACCAATTGCAGGATATGGAGGAGTTGTGCCTGATGTTATTTTATAATATGCTTGAACAGTATATGCTGATGGGAATTTACCACTATATGAAATATAATTAGATGAATTAGTAGTTAAAATACCACCCTTTGTTGCAGAACTATATGTAGGTGAACCTACAAATGTTGCAGTTGGGCCACTATTTCCACTTACATCATAAACTGATGTTCCACTACCTGGATAAGAAGCTGCATTACCAAAATCATATATTACATATGCACCTGCAACATAGTTTATTGTCGGTGCAGCTGCAGTGGTTACTATCTTTCTATTAAATCCAAAGTTTTGAAATATCATTTATATCATGTTTAATGTTGATACTACGAATGGAACTCCAGTTGATACTGCTACAATAGATAAAACATCTTTCTTACCACTTCCTGCAGTTGCTGAATATGCACTACCTGATGGTTGTAACATAGTCGGTGCTAAAGAAGCAGATGAGTTTGTACCTGTTGTAATAACCAATGTTGCACTTACTCCTGGTTGAACATTTGATGCTGATATATGTGTTGTTGCAGTACCCGCTAATGTCAAAGTAAAATAGTTACCTAATGATAAATCCATAGATGCAGTATTAGATGTAATAGACATTGATACTACATTTCCAAATGCACTACCCGTTAAGGTTAAACTACCTGAAATATTTTGATTACCTCTAAATGTATTACTACCCGTTGTTGCGAAACTTCCAGTTGCTGATATTAAACTATTTACTTTTGCATCATTAGATGATGTATATGCGTTAAATGATGCAGTAGTTAGTAATTTTTCTATTCCTAATACATTTATTTCATTACCCATACCACTATGGTTTGTACAATAATAATATAAAGGTGTAGTTGTATCGTATCCTACTTCTATTTGTATAAAGTTTGAACCACTTGTTACACATGTTGTGTATTCCGTTGGCCCGTTTGCTGTTGTTGAAAACTTAAATGGATGACTACCTACAATACCTGATAAATCAAATCTATATTTTGGACCTGGTACGAAAGATAATTTAGGTTGATTAACACCATCTATTATATAATAATTTGAACCATTATTAGTTACTATTGCAGTTACTACACTTTCAGTAGCCGATGCAGTAAATTGATTAAGATTAGTTACTGAAGTATTTAAACTCGCAGTAGTAGTATTTAAATTACTTATAGATACCAATGCCGATGCACTAAATGTATTTAAGTTACTTACTGATGTGTTTAAACTTGCAGTAGTTGTTTCTATATTGTTTAATCTACTATTTGTAGAAGATGTATATGCGTTAAAAGATGCAGTTGTTACTAAACTACCAGTATCTATTGGTGTTGCTGTTACACTTACACTAAATGTAGATGTGTCACCCTTTGTAAAAGTAATTGTATTTCCAACCGCAGATGCAGTATATAAAGATAAACTAGCACTTCCAAAAAGAGAAGCAGTAGCTGAATTTAAATTAGTTACTGATGTATTTAAACTTTGAGTAGTCGTATTCAAATTACTTATTGATACTAATGCAGATGCTGAAAAAGTATTTAAGTTATTTATTGAAGTTACTAACGATGCAGTTGATTGAGATGCAGTGAATGTATTTAAAGCACTTACTGATGTATTTAAACTTGCAGTAGTCGTATTGATATTTGCAATAGATGTGTTTACACTTGCACTATTTACTTCTAATGCAGTAACTCTCTGGTCATTACTTTGTGTGTATGCGTTGAATGATGATGTAGTTACGAAAGTACCTGCTGAACCACTCACATCAGGAATGTTTACACTAAATTGAGTTGTATTACCTTTTGTAAATGTTAAGTTTCTAGTACCCGTATCAAATGATGCAGTTACTAATGCTAAACTTGCAGATGTAAATAAACTTGCAGTAGCTGAATTTATATTAGTTACACTTGTATTCAACGATGCAGTAGTAGAATTAATATTACTTATAGACACTAATGCAGATGCAGAAAATGTATTTAAGTTAGTTATTGATGTTACTAAACTTGCAGTTGATTGAGATGCAGTGAATGTGTTTAATGCAGATATAGATGTATTAACCGATGCACTATTTGTATTAAGAGCATCTATACTAACTTGTTGAGATGCAGAACTTGCATTCAAATTACTTATAGACACTAATGCAGATGCACTAAATGTATTTAAGTTAGTTATTGATGTTACTAATGATGCAGTTGATTGTGATGCAGTATATGTGTTTAATGCATTTATACTAACTTGTTGTGATGCAGAACTTGCATTCAAATTAGTTATAGAGATTGCAGTTGATGCAGTGAAAGTATTTATATTACTTACCGATATATTCAACGATGCAGTCGTAGTATTTAAATTATTAATTGATACCTGTGCAGAAGCAGTAAAGGATTGTAATGATGCAGTTGCCTGATTTAAATTACTGATATCAACTACACTACCTGTTGCAACTGTTACATTAAAAGTAGTGTTATTACCCTTTGTAAAAGTAATTACA